CAATAAAGTAGTTTATAATACTTGTTACATTGATAATAAAATACTAAACTACCCTTATGGAAATATCACAGAAGAAAATGAGTTGCCCAAAGAACTCGTTTTACAGGCAGCAGTTGAGTTGCCAAATTATAGTTAAATTAGAACGAGGCAAAGATGACAGTTACAGTTACAAAAAGAAGTGGAATTAAAGAATCTCTCACTATTGAAAAATGGCAGACACAGATAGCTAAAGTTTGCAAAGGGATCGCTGACGTTAGTCAGAGTATGATTGAAATTAAAGCACAGCCGCACTTCTATGATGGAATCACTACCAAAGAAATTGATGAGATAACTTTAAGAGCTATCGTAGATTTGATTGATATAGAGTCAAATCCAGACATTGGACATACCAATTATCAATATGTGGCAGGCAAACAGAGATTGAGTATGCTACGCAAAGACGTTTATGGTAGCTATGATCCACCAAAACTAATTGATATTGTAAAAAAGAATATTTCAGTTGGGCTATATACGCCGGAGTTGTTAGAGTGGTATAGTGAAGAAGATTGGAATAAAATGGATGATATGTTGGATCATGAAAAAGATGAACAATACGGTTATGCAGCCATTGAACAACTGATTGAAAAGTATCTAGTACGCAATCGTGCTACTAAGGAAATTTATGAAACTCCACAAATTAGATACATGGTGGCAGCAGCTACAGTCTTCCATAAAGAAGAACCAAATAACGCACGTATGCGTTACATTAAAGAATATTATCAAGCAGCCAGTGACGGTCTTTTTACTCTCGCTACTCCCGTTCTTGCTGGTCTTGGCACGCCTACCAAACAGTTTAGTAGCTGTGTCCTTATACGTAGCGATGACGATCTTGATAGTATCTTCGCTAGCGGAGAAATGATGGCCAAGTATGCCAGCAAACGTGCAGGCATTGGTTTAGAAATTGGAAGACTACGTCCATTAGGTAGTCCCATCCGTGGTGGCGAAATCATGCATACTGGTATGATACCATTCTTAAAGAAATGGTTTGGCGACCTACGCTCATGCAGTCAAGGAGGCATCCGTAATGCTAGTGCTACTGTTTTTTATCCTATTTGGCATCATCAGTTTGATGATCTTATTGTACTTAAGAACAATCAAGGTACTGAAGAAACACGGGTAAGACACATGGACTACGGTGTTGTTCTTAGTGCGTTCTTTTGGAGACGTTTCAAGAATAAAGAAAACATTACATTCTTTGACCCTAACGAAGTCCCAGACTTATATGAAGCATTTTACAGCAATACAGAGAAATTTGAACAACTGTATGTAAAATATGAAAAGCAATCTAGTCTACGCAAAAAGACTATGAGTGCTGAGGAAGTATTCAAGTCAGGCATATTAAAAGAACGCACAGATACAGGACGTATCTATCTAGTGTTTGTTGACAATGTGATGAATCAAGGACCTTTTGATCCTGAGTATCACACCATTTATCAGAGTAACCTTTGCTGTGAAATTCTACTACCTACTAAGCCCTTTAAACGTTTGGATGATGATACTGGTCGTATCGCTTTATGCACGTTGGGATCGATCAATTGGGGTGCTTTCCGTAATCCGGAAGACATGCGTCGCGCTTGTCGTATTCTTCAGCGTAGCCTTTGCAATATACTGGACTACCAAGACTTTCTATCAATACAATCTAAACTTAGTAACGATGAAATACAACCATTAGGAATTGGTGTAACTAATTTAGCCTATTGGCATGCCAAACGTGGTTTGCAATACGGAGAGAAAGACGCACTAGCAGAAGTTAAAAGTTGGATAGAACATCAAGCCTACTATCTAACTGAAGCTACAGTTGAACTTGCTAAAGAGCGCGGCCCTTGTAAAGATAGTAGTAAAACAAGATACGGTCAAGGCACGTTCCCATGGGAACTACGTGCAAAGGGTGTTAATGAACTTGCAGACTTTACACCAGAACTTGACTGGGAATCCTTACGTAAGGAGATGAAACAACATGGTGTACGAAATGCTACTCTTATGGCTATTGCTCCAGTTGAGTCTAGTAGTGTTGTTATTAATAGCACTAATGGAATAGAGATGCCAATGAGTTTAATCTCAACTAAAGAAAGTAAAGCTGGATCATTTACTCAAGTAGTTCCTGACTATCAAAGATTAAAGAACAAATATCAATTGATGTGGGAACAAAAAGATTGCAATGGCTATATTAAGACAGCGGCTGTACTAGCGGCATATGTAGATCAAAGTATCAGCACAAATACATTTTATAATCCTGCACATTTTTTAGATAGAAAAGTTCCAACGACCTTAATTGCTAAAAATTTAATGATGGCACATTATTGGGGACTTAAAACTTTTTATTATAGTTTAATAAACAAAGCAGGTTCAAAAATACAGCATGAAGAGGTAGCTATCATGCATACAAATGGTCACAAAGAAATGCCAGTAAACGGTTTTCATGAAGAAGACTATGATGATTGTGAAGCATGTAAGTTATAATATTTGGATTAAAAATGAGCAAACAACAATACAATTTAAACACAAAGACAGACTATCTTAATCGAAAAATGTTTCTTGATCCAGAAGGACCTGTAACAATTCAACGATTTGAAGAAGTAAAATATAAAAAGATTGCAGACTTTGAAACAACAGCACGTGGGTTCTTTTGGGTACCAGAAGAAATTAGCCTAAGCAAAGATGCAAATGACTTTAAGGATTCATCAGATGCTGTTAAGCATATCTTTACCAGTAACTTGCTAAGACAAACTGCTCTGGACAGCTTGCAAGGTCGTGGACCAAGCCAAGTTTTTGCACCAGTTATCAGTTTGCCAGAACTAGAAGCACTGGTTTATAACTGGACATTCTTTGAAACTAATATTCACAGCCGTAGTTACAGTCATATCATTCGTAACATTTATAATGTACCAAAAGAGGTTTTTAACACAATACATGATACTGAAGAAATTGTGAACATGGCATCAAGTGTGGGCGAACACTATGATCGACTCCATCATATCAATTGTGCAAAAGAAACAGGCGGTCAATATTCTGAAGAAGCACACGTTCGTGCAATCTATCTAGCATTACATGCCAGCTATGCTTTAGAGGCATTCCGCTTCATGGTATCATTTGCTACAAGTTTGGCAATGGTCGAGAACAAAATCTTTATTGGTAATGGTAACATTATTAGTTTGATTCTACAAGATGAGTTACTACATAAAGGCTGGACAGCTTATATAATTAATCAAGTAACTAAAGAGGACGCACGATTCAATCGTGCAGCTCAAGAATGCCAAGACGAAGTCATACAGATCTATAAAGATGTTATTAGAGAAGAAAAAGAATGGGCAGAATATTTGTTCATGAAAGGTCCTGTTATTGGTCTAAACGCAAATATCCTTAAAGATTTTGTTGATTATACAGCCCTAGGAGCATTAAAGGATATTGGTATCAAATATTGGAACCCATCACCAAAAACAACTCCGATTCCTTGGTTTAACAAACATAGTGATACTAGTAAGAAACAGACGGCATTACAAGAAAACGAAAGCACAAACTATGTAATTGGCATAATGAGTGAAAAAATCAACTATGACGAATTGCCCGTTTTATAATAATAAGGTTGATTTATTTTTAATAAGAGTATAGTATATGGTAAAGTCAACTGATTTTATAAAAACATATGAGCTGACTGTTCGCGTAAAAGAAACTACTGGGAATATCCTGCAAATAAAAACAACAGTACAAGCCAGTAATCCTGGAATGGCGAAAAAATTAGCAGAAGCCCAATATGGAAAAGGTTCCGTTATTGGCACCCCGAGACAAATAAAGGTATAATAATGAAAGCAATAGTTTGGAGCAAATACGACTGTCCTTTCTGTGACAGAGCTAAAATGTTATTAAACTCAAAAGGTTATGAAATTGAAGAAAAAAAGATTGGTGATGGATACACTAAAGAAGATTTGCTAGAAGCCGTACCAACTGCTAGAAGTGTACCGCAAGTTTTTATAAACAACCAATTGATAGGTGGATTTAATGAATTGCAGAAATACATACAAGATACTACCATGAATTACGGTGACGGAAAATTATAAAGGACACTTCATGTCAAATAATAATAACAATCAGACATACACTTACATATCAGATGATGTTACTTTTCCATTAGATTCTACAGCTTTACCGTCGTTAACTTCTTCAGATATTGTTACTATAGGTCCTTTAGGAGGATATGATTATAGTGGTATGAATAGTATAGGAAATATTTCTATTACTGGTGGCGGAACAAGTTATACCACCATTAACAATTCTTCATCATATTTTGGCTCATCTACTAATCCGACAGTAAACATTACTGAGAATGGAGTCGAGATGGCTGAAGGTTCTGACATAAAGATCGGAGATAGAAGTTTAAAAACTTTTATGGATACTATGGAAAAAAGATTAGCTATATTACAGCCTAATCCAAAAAAATTAGAAAAATTTGAAGCTCTGCAAAAAGCATATAATCATTATAAAATGCTAGAGTCGTTGTGTGATTTAGAGGATGAAGATGAGCAAAAATAATCTAGAAGATTTTTGTAAAAGATACTCTATTAGAGTCATTGACTCAAGTAAAAGGGCACACAAGTTTAGTGGAATTTCTAATAAATTTTTTAATTATTCTGAAAATTACAACATCATAGACAGTGATAGAATAGCTTTCGAAACAGAAACACTACATACTGTGGAGATATCAGAAACATCAATTAACAGATTAGCAGACTTTGAGGCACAAGTCTTTAATCATATGGATCAACATGGTCATCGCAATTTATTTTTAACTGTTATGGAACAGAAAGAACAAGAAAAAAAGTTAATATCTAAATACCCAGCGGTGAAAAAAGCATTTGATCATTACAGTTTACTTTTACACATGGCAGAAGCCGGTGAATTATAATTAGGTTTAAAAATGGAAATTAAAAAACAATATGAATTAAGAGATCGAGTATGGATACATATCGGAGGTAATAAATTAACCGAAGGCACTGTAGTTGAATACTTTGATTTAGGACATCTAGGACAGACTAGAGATATCGAATATTATGTAATAGAAATTCCAACTGAAATAGATCCCATATATGAAGTTAGAACTTGGGAACAGATTAGTCAAGATAGACAAGGACCAATTGCCTTTTATAGAAATTTAAAGCAGGAACAATTTACTGCACAAAATGTTAAGGCGATATCACGTTTAGGTATTGAGCTACCAATTCAATCTCAAGAAGAGGAACTTACAGACGAAAGTACTTTTAACATTGAGGAAGAAGTTTATGAAGATGGAGACCCAACTCCAGAAGAAGTCAATGCTGCTCTTGATCGTGCAATACAATCTAGAATGGGATCAAATTTTATTCCAAATTTAACTGTAAAAGATCCTAAAAAAAGATTTTACAATAATAAGAAGAAAAAAGATAGACGTGTGAATAAGAATGAAAATACATAATGTAGTAGTCCACAAGTTCAGTATGGGTGATGTAGATGATCCAGATCTCTATGCTGCTGAGCCTATACATAAATGGGAAAAGAGTGAACAAGGACAATGGGTTATGAAAAAAGCTACAGAAGTTCCAATTTGGCACAGGCACAATGATGCTTTTGCTTGGACTGTACAGTACGCGATAACTGCAAAACTTAGAGAAAAAGACTACTCATACTTTTTATTAAAGTGGGGCGATGTCTAAAATACGTGCAATAGTTGCCGTAGATTCTGATTGGGGAATTGGTAAAAACAATGACATGCCCTGGCCAAGATTAAATTCAGATTTACAGAGATTCAAAGAGTTGACAGAAAACTCTGTTGTATTGATGGGTAAAAATACTTGGCTAAGTTTACCAAAAAAACCCTTACCTAATAGAGAAAATGTTGTCGTCACTTCATCTTTAAAAGATGATTTCGTAATCAAAACATCCAGTGATCCGGAAACGATAATTAACAAGATACAGTCTGCTACTGAAAAACCAATTTGGATAATTGGTGGAAGGCAAATATATGAACAGTTTTTGCCTTACTGCGACAGTGTTTATCTAACCAAAATAAATGGGGATTTTCAATGTGATGTACACTTCCCTAGTGATACATTGCACACACATTTTGTTTTAGAAAGCAAAAATGACCCAATTATAGATAATAACACTATGATTCATTATGAAATATGGAGAAAAAACAATGCTTTTAATTAAAAAACCTACGAAATCTGGCGACATTGTAACAATGAAGCTAGATACTTCAGAAGAAGTAATTGCTAAGATTGAATCTGATTCATCGGACAAATTACTTCTGTCAAAACCAATGACTTTGAGTTATGGCGCTCAAGGGGTAGGGATGACCCCTTGGTTATTGACTGCCAATCCTGAAGCTCAAATAGAGATAGACAAGTCTCGAATAATAGCAATAACGCATACTATGAAACAGGCAGCAGATCAGTATATACAAGGCACTACCGGAATCAAAACAGTTTCTAGTCTTTGATAAATATCATTGTATAGATAACACGGAAAGTCAATGAGTATACCATTAGTTAATCCTGTAGTAACCACAATAACCATACCACCTTTAACAGGTGGTGTAGCAACACAAACATTAAATGTTCCCAATCATATTACAAGTATGTATGCTATTGGGTTAAACTTGTCTACATTGGCTGCAACACTGGTTACATTGGCTACTAACATACAACTCATTGTTTCTCCTACAGGCGGTATCAAAGTTAAAGATGCTTTGGATCCTTATGCTTTTCAAGTAATAACTGATGCACTGGTAGCTAATGGTCAACCAGTACCTCCTGGTGCACCTGAAACCGCAGTAACTACTAATCCTTTAGGAGGCGCTATTGCCGCCGCTGGTGCCCTTGCAGGTGCTTCCGGATTAGCAGCAACATTGGCTGCAACACAAGCAGTGGATCTTTTAGCCACTCCATCTGTATCTACTGGATTAGGAGCCACTGTCGGAGCCTTTCCTGATTACACAGCTTCTTTAACATTAATTAATTCAGCACTGTCGGTGATTAATACTGCTGTAGGTCAAATTGTTTTATCAATAAACAATTCAATAGATGTTACTAGTCAATCATTGGTATTAAAAGGTGTTTTATCTGCTTTTAATATCAATTTAACTGCTCAAGCGGCTGCTGTTGCTGGCAGAACTCCGCCAGTTCCTCCGGCTGTATAAATCATGACCAGTGTAGCTAGAATTGGTGATACAGTAGGTGGTGTAATTGTCAGTGGAAGGACCACTGTTTACGCTAATGGAATACCACTTGCTGGAATAGGTGATGCAGTATCTCCACATGGAAGACCACCACACAGTGGATCAGTGATAGTTTCTGGTGAAATAACAGTTAGTGCTGAGGGAATACCAGTAGCTAGAATTGGCGATGCGGCAAGTTGTGGTCACCTCATCGCCAGTGGCTCTGTTAACGTAAGTGCAGGCTAATTACCAAAGATCTTTCAGATCTGGTTTGAACTCATTAAGTGGTTTTGGTAGTTTGCCTTTAAACCCACTCTTCTTCAGTTGATAAATCAAGAATGTAGTACCAAATATATTCTGATGATCACCGCTCACAGTCATCATATAATACGTTGGTAAATTTTCTTTGACACTGTCAGGCAAACTATTAAATCCGCCTTTATCAGCTTCTTTAACAGGCTTGAATTTTACATTGTGAACCTGTTGATACCAATTATGATAAGCAGTATGCAATTTTTGCCAAAACTTGTTAAGCGTCTTAGTACCAGTGAATTCGCATTCAAAAGTGTTCCACATGATATCAGTGATTTTCTCTATCATTTTATCCGTGATCGCAATATTATTTGAATCAAATTCACGAATCAAATTGAAAAACATTACAACTTCTTTGTTTTCAACTCTGCGATCTTCGTATGATTTGCGCCTCATCCAATACTTGGAGAAGTATTCGACATGTTTGACAGGAACTTTGTGGTCAGTAAAATCGACAACTTGAGTAATAGCACCTGGTTCGCTAGCATCGCCATAATCTTTGCTAGTCAAAAACAGTCCTGCATTTTCTAAGAGCAGTTGTTTTTCATTGGCAAGTACCCAGTCTTCACGTGTGGCTCCGTCTAAGCGAACACCAAAAACCATGTTACCAAAAAATGCCAAAGGACTGATTGGTTCTTTGCCATCACCGTTCAATTCAATAAAGTTTTCACGAATTTCTGCTTTATCGTGTGTGTCATAGATTACAATAGGAACGTCAATAGTACTTGCACTCTGCTCATATATCATTACAAAGATAATATATAGCACAATACTAGTGTGTTGGCCGTCCCAAGCAATCATTTTTCCTGGCAAAGTTGGGTCTTCGTATACACTAATGCCCATAATCTTTGTCTGTTTAAAATTCTTAATAATCTTGATAACGTGCTGCCATTGCAAAGGACGATTCATTGTGTCGTCAATTCTAAGATCGGACAATTTACAACTAGCCGCACGAGCAAGGCGAATTTTGTCATATGTAAGAGTTGGATTGTTTTTCCTGAACTCCTTGATAGCCATTTCCAATTCATCTGCAGCCGTGTCAACACGAGCACAATAGTCCTCGATGCGTTGTTTAACTGAAACAAACTTGCTGGTAGTTTGTGCAAAACGACTGTTGACAAACTGCGCACGAGTCATGGGCTTTTGGATTAGATTCACTGAGTTTACCATATTAATCTTTCAAAATACGTCCGTTGTCTTTAAACGTTTCGTCATTAGCTAATGGTTGTAGCAAATGAATCAACGCACCTTCTACAGCACTACGCTCAGTTTGCTTATGCAAAATGATGTAATTAAGAGTCCATTCTTTAGGATTAATTTCTACATTCTCACGAAGCCAGCGCCATCCGTCAGTGTCAGTAGTACCACCTTTAAGTTCGTTATGCGCTTTCTGCCAATGTTTTGATTGTCGAACTTTGATTTGTCCCTTGCCAACATATACAACCTTATCCCCTTCACTCAAAATATAAATGCCATTGTGACGACTGGGAACATCAGCATAATGCTTAAATGGTTTAGTAACGATGTTTGCTTTGAGATCAAAAAAGTCTAAGACTTTTTGAATAGTTTGTTCGACCATGTTTGGAACCTTTACGCTAGTGTTTATACTGTATAGTATAGCATAGGTTTTATCAAAAGTCAAGTATTAAATTAACCAAATTATTCACAAGTGGACCAGACCAAATTAGTCCATTTTTCATGCGCCCACGATCCCCGAGGCACGGCGCAGTTACCAAGTTCTGGATACTTTTCTATTCTAGACTCAATTATTACCATAAACATGTACATTACCACGAATATAGATATAGTAATTAATGTGCCAATCGTAGCTTGATATGTTAATTGCTTTCTTCTTAATGCTTTTCTACGAGCTTCCAATATACTTCTTTTCATTTGATTGGCTATGGCGAATTTTTGTTCTGTCCCCACAGTTTTCATCATTTCTTCTACGTCAGTCCACAGCGCACCTAATTCTGGTGGGCTTTGGTAGACCATGATTTCGCGCAGTTCTGTGGCCATGTGCTCTAATTGTTTTTTCATTAGAACACGTTGTAGGGCACGTTTACCAAGACTATCTTCGCCAGTATAAACTTCTGTTTTGTTACGACGTTCTTCTTCTTCAAATATTGCTAGACATTTGTAATAGTTGTCAAAATAGGCCCCTAGATGTTGACCAATTTCTTGATAGATGTTGGTAGTTTCGCCGCCTTTTTTGTTTAGTTCGATTACACGATTCTTTTCTTTGATATATTGATTTTTGGCTTCGACGGGTACAGCCTTACCCTCCCACCGTTTGTGGAATTGATCGTCTAGATCCTTGAGGACTTCTTTAACATCCCCTGCGGCCCCTTTGATCTCTTTGTATAATTGACAACCTGCTTTGACTGCTGAAACTGCTCCATTAGCAAGTGCAAATAGCGTTACTGGATCCATTTTCGCTCCTGGTCCTATAGCTATATTTACAATATCAGTTAACATTTATAAATCACATTTATAAATATATTTGAGACTGCTTAAAGCAATTTGTTCGCTGTTAAGCCTTACTGCTACTATAAAACGTAGGAGGAAGTTGTTCTAAGTAGTTTCCGAATAAAATCATTTATAAGGAAACTACTATGAGAAAAACTATTCTCGCAGGCGCTGTCGGCGTCTTAGCACTAACTGGTTGTGCATCTAACAACTATCAACAATACGTACAAGCACAAGAAAACATCGCAACAGCTCGAGCAGAGGCTGATATCGCACGTTACAAGGCATTAGAAGCCATAGCTAATAGTGGAGATACTACTGCTCGTGTAGCCGCAGTAATTGCATTACAGCAAGGTTCTCCACAAAATAACAGTCCTAAACTACAGGAACCTATTAGTACAGGCGATACAGCTTTACGTTGGGCAAGTGTAATAGTGCCCAGTCTTACTCAGATTTACGGTATTGGAAAAAGTACTGATCTTGCCATAGTTAATAGCAATAATAATAAAGATGTTGCAATTAACACCAACGAAACAATGCTAGGATTTGGTAAACTTATTGTTGATCCTATTATTGGTACTGAAGAAAATATCTTAGTATATCCAAGATAATCATAAAAAAAGGGCCCGGAGGCCCTTTTGTTAGTTTGGGTTACAAGGTATAACTACCCCGGCTTAGCCTCAAGCGGCTAGAGCGAATAACTCGTCGTTTGCGGTTATTTTGATTTGCTTGATTTAGGGTCATCGCCTACCCTGCTGTCCACTCTGTTACTCTTTGCCCTGTCGAAACCAATGTCAGGCCCATCATAAAAACACAATACCAAAGTAAATTTACAGTGAATAACAAAGTAAATTTATGTTCTTATGGTGGACCTGGCGGGAGTCGAACCCGCGTCCAGAACACTTTTCTCTTTGCTTCATACAGCAATATTATTATTTAATAAGTTAAAGTAGAATCAATGCCATTATTACAACGATAACAGAAAATCCTACTAAAAATCTTACCAAATCGTCATTCATAATTATTTAGAATCTTTTTCTTTTTTAAGTTTAGCTTCTTCAGCCATAATTTCTTTCATTGTTGTACTATCAATGAATCTAAACTCTGATGGATTATAGATATTCCATTTTACTGGTTTCCAGTATTTAGAAAACAGATTATTGACTACAATAACCATTAGAGAAAAAACAATGATCCCAACTGAAAATAAAACTGATCCGATTAAAAAGTTTATAGCTGACTGCAATTCCAATTTATTACTCCTTATTGTGATGCCTGATTGTTTATATCAAAGTCAGTCTTCTTAGATTTTTCTCTAGGAGGTTGAACTGCAGAGTATAATTGAGCTTCAATAAAAGCTCTTTTCATTTCCCCAGATTTATGGGGATCTACAATAGTAGCCAAGATTCTTTTATATTGTTTACTAAGTTTAAAAGAACTATTTCTTTTGATCATTTTTACTTTCCTTAAGTGAGATTACATTAATACCAGATTTAATTAAAAATTCAATTCCATTGTTGTTTCTATAATTTTCTAAATAGTAAACGTTTTTAATACCAGACTGATATATTAGTTTAGCACATTCAATACAGGGGCTGTGCGTAACAAACAAATCTGCACCAAAACCACTGTTATTAGATTTAGCTAATTTGGCTATAGCGTTTGATTCAGCATGTAATACCTCTGGTTTAGTCTTTAATTTATAACGACCTAATAATTCGCCTGAATTTGTTTTTTCTTCTAATGGCCATCTTTGATAAATCTCCGGAGGACTTAACCATCCACCAGCATCGATGCTCATATACTCTTTTTCTTCGCAAGTGTTATCCCAACCAGCAGGCATTCCGTTATAGCCATAACTGATCACAGTATCATCTTTAACTATAACAGCACCAACTTTCAATCTGTTAGCATAACTCAACTGGGCAACTCTAAGTGCCCAATCTTTATACAGATCTATAAATTTTTGCTTCATTAAATTAGATTTTCTTTTTGTAGAACATTGGAAATTTCTTCATTCAATTCTATCTCTGTTCGGACGTTGAGTTCCAAAATTTCATCGTTAAGTTTTTGTTTTTGCTTCTTCAAATTACCGATAAGATTTTTGATATCTTCAACTTGCTGTTCAGTCATTACACCTGTAGTAACTTCGTCTCGAGCCCCATAGATCCTATGAGATTCTTCTTTTCTATTTTTAATTTTTTCCAGTTTACCAATGATAACTTTAATATCAGATTGTACTTCTGTTATCATATCAGATAACTGTACAATTCTTTTGTCTAGATACGCCACTTCTGTAAGTTTAGCGTTGATACCACTAGATGCATTGGCAGAGCTCACAGCTCCACGAATGAAAAACAAAGACATTAAGAGAGCAGCTCGACGGGTGTCTGCATCATGTAGTCTTTTGTTAGCTTCTTGAATTTTTGTTACAGGATCTTCGAACTCGTTGATACTGATACTGGTTTCAAAAAGAATGCCTTTGATTGTATCATTGATAGCGTTTTGGATTGCATTTGCTTTTCTCAGTGTGATGTTCATTGTTTGTTCCTTTAGTTACAATAATTTTATTTTTTCTTTGCCAGTTTGTCAAGAATTTCTTTACCAGTCTTACCTTCTAAGATTTCGATTAGTGCAGTTGTAGTGGGTTTGGCTGATTTAATACTTGTTTTTGGTTGACTTCCACGAGCAATTTCTTTAGCTCTTAATGAAGCGGCTATAATCATATCAAACCGATTTGGTATCTTGTTACAAAGGTCTTGTGTACTAATTTCGTGTGCTTTCACATTAACTCCTAAAAATGACGGATCGGCGAAAGGTCAAGTAACAGACCGGACAAATGACAAGACCTATTGTGTGATATCGTCGGTCTGGACAATGTTCAATAGACAGGCGACAGAGGCTTGAATATTTCCGATCAGCAAATGACAGTCTAGTTAAAGATATTTGAATCGGGTCACTCAAGCACGAAACGTTTTCAAGACGTTTGCCGGAGTTAAGTCATATCGCATTGGAAGCGATATATGTCCGTCCTCATCTACCTTCCACTTCACCGGTTACGCAGTTTCCTACGCAACAAAATAATTATATACTTTTAAAGATTTTTTGTCAATGATAATTTAATCATTTTTTTCCAAAATAGCATCTGCAATGTTCAAAGACATTAGTTCATACGGAGTCAAGTATACGTCAGATGAATTTAGAAGTTTGCTTTTTATCGCTGATGCAGACAGACCGCTGGCTGTTTTTAATACATTTAACATTCTTAAATTACAGTTGTCAGCTTCCTTAATTCCTGCTTTTAGATCGTGGTATTTTAAAGAATCTACATGATCAGAAAATTGGTGACACATTATTCCACAATTTTCTGATATAACTCGATGTCCTTTAGTTCCAGAAGCAAAAATCAAAAAAGCAGAACTCATAATGCTACCGATCCCAATAGTACGAATTGGTTTTAAACTATTATTCATAATATCTATTAAAGCCAAAGCATCGTAAAGACTACCACCCTGACTATTGATATAAAGAGTTAATACTTTATTATCAGTTTCTTTGATATTTTCGTATACTAACCATTGAATAGTTTTGGTAATATTTTCTTCAGAGATTTCTCCGACTAAAAAGTGAACTCCTTTAGATAATAAATTGAGTTCTACTAAAGTTACTGAATCATGCGGAGTATTGTCTATTCTCATTTGAGTTCTTTTTTGATTAACTTTTTATTTATTTGGAGCACAGAGCGAGATTCGAACTCGCGGTTTTACGGTTTTGCAGACCGTTGCATTGGGCCTCTCTGCCATCTGTGCATTAATATATGGCTGGTAGGATTCGAACCTACAAAGACTACGTCTACGACTACGTCCCGTCCCTCAGTCCTACAATGGACATCTTGGAGGTCTGCCATATTCCACTCACAGCCATACCAGTAATTATGCCTGATATATTGATAAATGTCAATCTACTGTAGGACCATTTCCGTTTTTAAATCCTACTGTACCACCTTCTTCTTCGATACGTTTGATAACATCTTCAAAAAGTATTGGGGCATAATCAGGGGTTTGTTCTACACAGACGCAATGATATCGAACGTCAATTTCAGTGCTATATAAAACTTCGCCTGTACGTGCATCAACACCCCTAGCCTTCTTCACACGATTTGAGTGCAAATGACCGTGAATGTTTACACCAAAGCGACCCAAACTAGCTTCGTGTACAGGAATATGACTTAGGATCATACCGTTCATAACGTGGTATGCACGTAACTCACGAAAGTATTCAGCGTACTCAGTATCACGAAAGATATCGTGGTTACCGCGGATTAATACTTTATCTCCGTTCAATCGAGATAATGTAGATAATGCTTTACGGTTGATAACAACGTCACCTAAATGATAAACTTTGTCGTTTGGACGCACACGTTCGTTCCAAGACTTGATCATGGCTTCGTCCATTTCTTCTGGATTGTCCCATGGTCGTAACTTACTGCCATCTTCACGCAAAAATCGGCACACTCCGGCGTGTCCGAAATGTGTGTCACTAACTAAAAATACGCCGGGCATATGATTTCCTTTAATCTAAATTTATTAAACTTTCCAAAGTTCTTTGAATCCTTCTTCTTCAGTTGGTTCTTCCCAACTTGTAAGCATACCTTCTACTACCGCATCTGGAATTTCTTTACCAGGACGACTGTCCAAACGGCGTTTTAGTTCAATTCTAGACGGAGTTTGAAACACTACAGCAATATGATAGTAGTCCGGCAGCATGGCAAACTTTTTAGCACGACTTTTAACAGTAGTGCTAGTTTGATCCCACATTACATCACGTCCAGCTTCTCTAGCGGCAACAACTTCTTGTGCCATTAAGTCTACTGCTGTGGGCATGTAGTCAATAAAGACTTCTGAGTAAGTCTTTCCTACACTCTGTGCATATTCTTCTACAAACTTGTCTGTAGACACAACTATACAATCGTTGATCCAATCTTGATTAGAAACCCAAGTAGATTTTCCACTACCCGGTACTCCAATTAATTGATAACATTTTGGCATTATATATCGCCTTCTCTTTCTCTGCGAGCTCTACGCTCTGCGGCCAACATAAAGACTTTTTCATTGTCGTTAGTCCACTCTACAGTCTTGGGAAGAATGATCCCAAACTCGGTTGTTTGACCGTTAATAGTATGGGGCTCATTCTCGTCGTATGTCCAGCCTAGCGCCTTCATCATGCGATGCTTGACAAGTAAGTTAGGACTACGAAATGCTTCAGTATCACGGAAGCCTAGCATAACGCCAATCTCACAAACAGCGCCACTGCGACAAACACCTGCATGGCAATGAACAACAACATTCATACGATTTTCAAATGCATGTTGTAGTAAGCGAACAAGTTCATTAGCCTGCTCTTGACTGCAACGCATTGCTTCGTCTAATGCAAAGTCTTTGGCTTCGATATCTAAAAATTGAAATTGATGAACTTCTTTAAACTGATGTTTTGGCGTAGGAAAATCTCCAGGAGGATCACAGATTTGAATCAACATAGAATTGATGCCTGCATCAATATGAAACCCTTTACGGATATCGCTAAGTGATACATTTTGAATCCATGGGTTCATAATTAATTTCCTTTATTCCATATATTATAACAGATTATTTTTGATAAGTCAAAAAATAAAAAACCGTTGCTTTTACACAACGGTTTTCTTGTACTTCGAATGAACAAATTATCTGTTCATGATGTACATGGTAACTTCAAATCCGAAGCGCATATCGGTTGCGGTTGGCTTTGTCCACATAATGTTTCTCCTTTGTTAACAATAAAAACATACTTTATGTACTAGTATGTATCATTATTTTAACTTCAAATATCCCAGAAAAACATAGTGAAAATCATTAATTCAGCCTAAATTAACCGTTGAGTACTTTTGCTACGGAATTCATTACTGCGGCAATGCGTCCGATATCTCGAAGCTGTTCTACAGTATAACCTGCAGTTTTTAAAGTTTCATAGTGTGCTTTAACACAGAAGTGACATTTGCCAACAATACTGGCTGCAAGACTATAAGCCTCGAATCTTTCCTGTGTTGTGCCACCATGACTGGCAATAGCATTCATACGCAATTGAGCTGGTAAACCTTTTAGAGCTTCATCTTCAGCCATTTCAACATATGGATACCATACGTTGTTTTGCGCCATGATACTAGCGGCTGTCATCGCAGCACTCGACTCTGTGGCATCACTAAATGCTGATAGGATAACTGCTACAACTTTACCGTTACCTGTAGCGTGAGCAGCTGCCAATGCACAGCCTTCTGCGACTACTGGATCCAGCTTACTTCTCAATACTACGGCATCAATGTTAAGACGTGTGTCTTTAGCATAATCAGGTAGCACATTCTTTAAACTTTCAACCCATTGTGTCATCGTGTCTGTTCTCCTAAGATTTTATAACCTTTTCCTGTAGGATGAATACCATCACCACTCATATGATTTTTAGGTCGAGGAATAACAGTGTCTCCATACTCTTGTGCAATTCTGACAATAGCATCGTGTGGTACAGGTTTTCTATCTTGACCAGGATCAATCCAAAAAACACGATCTGCCTTTATAGCTGATCGCATCTTTCTTAGTTCCTGTTCTGTCTTAACACCTTTGTGATCATTAGCCCCGAGACTAATGATCACAGTTTTGGCGGGTTGTGCCGATGCTTTAGACAAGTAGTCTTTGTTCCATTGCCAGCTGTTCCAACCACCTTTGGAATAAGACACACACTCTGGACGAGCATGAGATGTACCTACAGCAATGCTATCACCAATAATCATGCAGTCTAACATTAGGCTACCTTTTTCAGTTTTTTAGTTTCCAAAGTGTCGGAACCAACTTGACGATTACAAGCACATAGTTCACCAGTTTGTAGAGCGTCAAGTACACGCAGAGTTTCTTCTGGGCTACGACCAACGTTCAGGTTATTAACTGTAACGTGTTGGATAACGTTCTCTGGATCAACGATGAATGTAGCACGAAGAGCCGCGCCTGCTGGAGCATAAAATACACCCAGTTGATTGATCAAGCTCAACTCACCACGTTGTGTATCAGCGAACTGAATGTGACGGATCTTTTTAAGATCTTCGTGAGATGCTTGCCAACCTAATTTACAAAACTCGTTGTCAGTGCTGCCAGTCAATAATACTGCATCACGGTCAGCAAAGTCTTGGAATAGTTTATCGTATGCTACGATTTCAGTTGGACATACAAATGTAAAGTCCTTTGGGTAGTAAACAATTACTTTCCACTTGCCACCAAATGATTCTTCAGTAATATCAAAAAATTTATCACTGCCTGGGTTAACGCCTGTTACGACGAAAGATTCTAATTTATCACCAATTGTTTTCATTTAACTCTCCTTTGTGTGTGTTAGAAAACTTTAGAACAATATGTTCTACTGTTATATTGTACGTTTATTTACACTATGAGTCAAGCAGATTAATAGATTTCTGCTATGGTATTTTTTAATAATGAATATTGAAAAAATTAATAATGAGTCACTATGTATTCGTAGTTAACAGTATCAGTATTTTCTCTTAAAATTACTGCGCCATTTTTAAGATGAAATTTTCTAGCCATCTCAGTTTTTGGGCTTAGTGTTACGAATCTTGAAATAGTGGGAAATGATTTTTTTATATGCTCTACAGTGGCTCGTAATAATTCAACTCCTGCGCCAGGTGCGTAACTCCAAATAGTATAAAAAATTGCAGTGGTAGGCACTTCAGGTTCTTCAAACAATTCAGTAACTGACGTAGGAACAAAATCATGTAAACTAACACACACTATCGCTTTAGGTTTATTTTCTTCTACTAAAGTACTTACAAAACGATTCTTGCTGACTCTAAAATCAACAGGAATTTCTGGACGCACAGGATCATCTTTGATGTATTCTAAAATTGGATTAGTGATGTCTTGTATTAATGTTAGCATATAATCTTACTTATACAAAAAGCAAGATAAATGCTAGTTTAATGAAAAACCCTGAAGCAAGCATTATATACCATGTTTAGGGCCGTGTTTCTTGGAGCGGGTGATCGGGGTCGAACCGACGACAATCACGTTGGCAACGTGGCGCTCTACCAGCTGAGCTACACCCGCATTAAAAATTCTGTTTTATATATTCAGAAAAGTGTACTATTTTACAACCATTCGTAACATGTTGTTGAAGATATTTAACTTGTTCAATATCACTTTCAACAAAACATTCAATTCCATTTTGATTGATAGTGGCTGCTTTGTATTCTGCAGGAAGAACATCAACTAACTCATGCCACACTCTTTTTGGTTTATTTTTAAAATGATTATCTATCCAAGCCATAGTCTGTGGTCTATATTTTGCTGACCTGCCAGTGATAATATTCCACTCACCTTCAGGCTTGAACATTGGACGCATATGATGTGCTAATGCATAAAATTCACTGACACTACCAATCTGTGGCATATGGTCGCAGTCAGGTATAAAAACTCCGTCTAAATCAAAAGCAATTTTATTCATCTCTATATCTAACACCGTAGTCTTGACTAATTTTTCTACTACCCCACATAGGTTCTTCAGCAAAGTAAGGAAGTCTAGTTCCTTGTATGATTTCATTCCTCACATTTTCAGGAGTGTGCCAATCACTGAACAACACTGCCCATTTCCATTCAATATTAGGAAATACTAACCCCATAAACTTTCTAGTTTCTAGAAATGTAGTTCCTTGTAGTATATTATCATCAACAAAAACACATTTATTAGGTGGAGTCTCAGAACCAAAAATTAGTCTATTAGAATCTGGCCAATACGCACCAAGAGGCAATTTAAGCATTTGAGCAACCCACATAGCATAACTAAATCCACTTCTGGAAACTGCAATAATTTCGTCAGGATTAAAGTTATTGATCTGTTCAAGCATATTCATAAAATAAGAATTGCCTTCACTATCAGACATTATTTTAGGTTGTTCGGGAAAATCTTTATATTTGTCCATAATAATATATTAGCAAAATATCTAAGTAGTGTCAATGTCTTGGTTGCGGGAGAGGGAATCGAACCCCCATCTGAAGCTTATGAGACTTCTGAATTACCGTTACTCTATCCCGCGTCAAAAATTTTTCTTAATTGGTCTAAAGCTGACCCTGCATCTTTATAGAGGATTCCATGACCTCCAGATTCAATCCATTCTTTTATGTTAACTGACCGATCATCAATTAATATATTGTAACGTCCTGCTCTAAGTTTTTTATCATTACTATATGGACCAAACCAAACTGGAATATTTGGAAAATATTTGGTAGTCCAAATTATTTTATCATAGAATGCCCATGGCATATCGTTGCCTTTAGGTACAGCAGTTAGGAACAACACATCTGCATTATTTTCTTTGGCTATGGCTAACACATTCTCTACTAGATATCTTGCATCTGCGCAAATAGGTAAATCTCTATATAGTCTTTTATTTTCAGCAATTTTAGCCCAAACATGATCTGGATATACGTTGCTACTGGGTTTGACGCCTACCATATCAGTGGTATATTTGTCAAAGTCTGCAACAACTCCATCCATATCTAAAAAAATAGTATGCATTTTGTTCCTTATATTTGGCTCCACTGCGTGGGATCGAACCACGGACCAATTGATTAACAGTCAACTGCTCTACCGCTGAGCTACAGTGGAATGGAGCGGGAGGCGAGATTCGAACTCGTCTATTTCAGTTTGGAAGACTGACGTGTAACCGTAAACACTTCACCCGCATTAAAAACTTGATTCATATTCTTCTTCGTAAGTTTCGCTCATATCAATGATATCATTGAAATCTTTAGCACCCCTACGTATGTAAGCATTACCGCCATCGGTAAAAATAGAACCGCACTTGCATCTGACAAAATCATGTCGATGTTTAGATTCAATTATATCTTCACAGACACGACATTGGCATTTGTTTAATAAAACAACGGTTCTAGTTCTTGTTGGCATATTAAATTGTGTAATTAAAATTAATTACAACCCTTCTTTTTGAGTTAGTTGGAGTGCTACTACTATGATAAGTTAACCCATCAAAATAAACAAATTTGTTTTCTTCTGGAGTTACTCTATCAGTGATAGTAAGAACATTATCAATATTATCACCTAATTTTTCTTTATAAAAAATAGTGTCTCCATCAGTACTATTTAGATATAACAATGCAGTCTGATGTGGTAAATCGAAATCAATATGCGGCTTATGCACAAACGTATTTTCAGTAGCAGTAATTAACCCGATCTTGATTCTTAAAATTTCCTTTAGTTGTTGATTTGTTTTATCTAAACAATCCAAAAACGCAAAAACAATGCCGTCAAACAACGGGCTTGTAGGTCTGCCGTCTCTAAAGACCATATGATTAAAACTATTATCCATAAGCAAATTGTTTTCTTCAATAAGTGCAGTAGTATCAGTATAATACCAAGGCACTGCATCATCAAAAACTTTAGCCTGTATGTTTTTAAATACTGAATAACTTAAAATGTTTTCTTTTATATTCATTTGATTCTAGATTCCAAAATTTTGATTCTGTTTTGAATTTTGCCTTTGTCTTTGGCTCTTGAAGTTTTTTCCAACATGTCTTTCAATTGATTCAAATTCAACGGACCTAATCTTGTTTTACCAGTTTTAGTTTTCATTGGATCTGAATGAGTAGTTTTGTTAGCCATATTTTTCCTTTTTAAATTTGGTGGAAGGAAAGGGATTCGAACCCTTGGAGCAAGTTTCCTCACTCGACGGTTTAGCAAACCGCTGCCTTCAGCCTCTCAGCCATCCTTCCTAACTTGGTGCATCGTGAGAGGGTTGAACTCCCGACCTTGGCCTTGTAAGGGCCCTGCTCTACCACTGAGCTAACGATGCATTGCCATTAATTGATAGCACTTGTAGCCTTACAGACTTAGCGAATTTCTGAGTGGAGTTCGATTCTCCTCATAAGCCATTGCCTACGGTTATGTCAGAAGAGTAAGATGGCCCTATTCCTCATGAGTCTGTGCGTCCACAAACGATACCCGTCAAATACTATCAATTAATGGTGCCCCAGAGGAGACTCGAACTCCTAAAATTTGGCTTCTAAGACCAACACGTATACCAATTCCGTCACCGGGGCATTTAATTTTAAAGAACTGCGTTAATTATAAACTTAATTTTTAACGTTGTCAACACTAATTTGGAACTATTTTAGGAAGATATGGTACTTCCCTAACACCATGCCATTGTTGTAATAGTTCTCTGGCTTTGTAAGCATCTTCGGCTCGAACTCTTACAAGTTTTTCTTCACCTGTTTTAGAATCTCTAACCAATCCTTCAAACATTTTTAACATTAATGTGTTCCTATATTATCTGGTGGAAGCGGTGAGATTCGAACTCACGGACCCTTTCGGATCGTCTGTTTTCAAGACAGGTGCAATAAACCGGACTCTGCCACACTTCCATTAAAACTTTTATTTAAATAAATCTTTTTTCACAGTGTCGATTTTCTTTAAAACATCTTTTCGCATTAAAAATTGTCTTTCATTATTAGGTCGATGCACTGTGAGATATTCTATACCTTCGATTGTTTTGATGTTGTTGACATCGTCACAGATAAACTTTTCTCCGTTAACTGGATTTTTAAAC